GTACGTCGTATCTGATTCAGCGTCCGTTCCCGTAGCAGGCTTAGCATCAAAAACAACTGAAGAAATATAAGGAACCGTTGCCAGTACCTGCAAGACACTTCCATTCGCAGGATTGTTATACGCCGACCCAACGGCCTGAGCCGTAACAGGAGACAAAGTAAGTTGCGATGCACCCGCACTCACAGTTTGAGCAGCATCCAACAAGTACACCAGAACTTCACCGGCATTGCCGTAATAAGCAAATGGAGTGCTAGCAGGAACCGTGTAACCAGCAGTATCAGTGAAGTTGATCGTTATGGTTGCAGTCGCCTTCACACCATTGGAACGGTTAATCCCATACAACTTCAACAATGTTTCCACAGTCGCAGCAGGCAAACGATTCGCAGCATTCGCCAAAGTCGCCGTTTGATACGCCGTCGCTTCCAACAAAGTCGTTTCCATTTGCCCGACGCGAGGTTCCCAACTTGGAATCAAAGCGCGAGCCTGCGTGATGCTCTCCTCCAAAATCGAAGAGACAGTTGTATCAAAAGGAGTCAAATCTACATAATCACTAAAATCTGGAGATGCCATAATAAACTCCTAAAGAAAATTGACTTCTATTCTATCGACCTTGCCCTCACGCTTAATAATGTTGACACGATCCAACATAATGGATGATCCATAGAATGTTGAAAACTCTTCCAAGATGTCTTCCTCTTGCATGTTGTCGAAGGTAGGATCGGTCACACCGAACGTCGGCCACGACTGACGCTCACCCTTGTTTGTTAAAACAAATACTTGAACCTGTTCAGCCTTATACTCGTCACTAGCAGTATCAACATGCTTAAATCCGCCACTTGAATCTATCGACAACGGTATAGATAAAACGTCCATATAAGCCTACTCTAAGATCTACGACATGCAGATTTTAGCCTGCCTTCACCAACAACCACGGAAAGAAAACTACGACAAAGGCTCACTCCCCCACATTTCATCCCACGTTCTCGGCCCAACAACCCCGTCCCTCGTCAGACGGTTGATTCGCTGAAACTGCTTGACCTTCCTTTTAGTTCTCCAACCAAAGATCCCGTCGATCTTTCCGCAATCAATACCCAAAGCCCCCAACCGACGCTGCAACACCTTCACCCGATCCGAACGCTCTTTCCTCCGAATCGGATTCGTCCTGATTTCAGCAGTAAGAGCATTGTGATACCTAACCAATGCTGCCCAATCCATGACTGGTTCTTTGACTTCTTCCTTAACACCACCCTGAGCCAATGCGGGAGCATCAAACCACTCAGTAGAAGCCCGCGGCTGATGATGCCACCATTCACCACGAACCGTCGGATGCAAACCATACTCTTTCGCAATATTATTCACTTCCCACTTTTTAATTCCACTACCACACAATCCAAAATCGACCGCGTAGCAAAATCCGTCGTCCTGTTCCATGTGCCAACTTCCACGCCAAATGCCGACACCATTTAAGGCTTTAGGCCCAAACCGACGATCCGGATTTGCGGCTAAGTTAAATCCAGCCTTACGATTTTTATAGCCATCATAAAAATATTTCTGCTTTGCATAAGTTCGACAACCACTTGTAATCCTTACACGACCGCTAATACGCGGATCTCTAAAGAAGGCTTCCAACCGTTGTACGAAACGTGGATGAAGCAGCGAAAGATCAACATTCTTCTTTGCTGGCAATGACACTTTAAACACCTCACTAGGTATAGTTGTTTTCTGAATTAGTATACTTTCTAACCGGCTTCCAAAGCGGCAACGCGGGCAGTTAACTCTTGTACTGCTTTGATCATAGGTGAAATCAATTCTGTGTACCGCAATCCCTGCTCATAGTGCTCTTCCACGGCAGCAACGTGGGGGACATTGCGTTCAGGGTCAGCCTCCATCTCAGGATGTGCTTCAATCAGTGCATTAATCCAAATAGCCGTGTCGGAAGCAGCGCCCCCTAACACTGTTTCGACCTCCTGTCCCAGTAGGCCGTAGTGCGTCCTGACACCTGCTCTTCCCTCAGTTTCGATCCACTTGAACTTCACAGGCCGTAGCGCATTGATGAAATCCAGCCCCAGATCGGAGTCAGCGATGTCTGTTTTCTGGTTCTCATCGGATGTGTTTATTGTCCCATTAACAGCGAACACCTCGCTCCATCGGCTGCTGGCGTAACCAAGGCTGTACGCATTGTTTGAGAGAGGATGGCAACCGTACTGATACACCGTTCCGAAGAACGAGAAGTCGGTGTACTGGTTGTTAATAAAGATGCCACCCCGTTCGTACCCACTCCAGTCATAGGTCGGAGTGAACTGGATGTACCGCTCAAACGTGCCAGCAGTGCCCTGCGTGTGCGTGCCTGTGGCCCTGACGGTCAGCCCACCCGCGGCTACATTGTCATGGCCGGTATGGTGCAGGTTCCACTTAGAGTTGCTATTGTCATAGACGTACCAGTCCCCCTTGTGGGTGGTGGTAGAGCCTGCTCCCATTATTGTTTCGTGCATCTGGATAGATGCACGGTTGGATCCGACATACTCCGTGGGGTCGATTTTCATCGTTACCCCGAACTGTTCGGTCTGTCCACCAAAACGAACAACCCCTGCACTCATGTCATCTTTGGCTTGATGCTGGGTGTTGAAGATCAGGTAATCGTCGTGACGGTTTTCAACGAATGTACACCACAGGACATCACCGACTCTTGGGGGAGAACCAACATAATCTGCGGGAACAGGATCGTTGATCCCAACCCCTAAACGTTCAATTTTGATAAACACCTGATAAGGGTCATTGACGGCAGTAGTTACCTTCATTACCTCTGCCTGCCAGAATCCTTTATTCGTACCCGGTTTGGCACGACTTTTCTGCGGTGTGATCGGTCGTCCTACCATTACCAGTAAAACCTTCTGGCTTCAGGAGAAAAAGTATCCACTGGCTCATCTGACTTTTTCACGCGTGGCGCTACTTCTTTAACAGAACCATTTGGATGTTCTTGAAAACTACGAGTTGTGGTATCTATAACAAAATCAGCCTCTTCTTCGCTATTAGTCGCAGAACTATATCCACCAGTCAACATCACAACACTTTGGGCTACACCTTCCACTACCGGCATTAAATTCCTATAAGTCACTGGTACGTTATTTAGGAAGTTCCAATCATTTGCATCAATGATCCCGTCCCCAACCCAAGTAACAATTTCAGTAGTAGCACCAAAGAAATGACGGTCAGCAGGATCCACATCAGAAACATTGGTAACTGTCCTTGTTCCTAATTCATTCACAGACTGCCAGTTTTTAACATAGCCTTCTGTTTGCGGACCGAATATTCCATCATGGTCATAACTTGGCACACCGACTTCAAGTTGCAACCTTTTAACATCCGTTCCTCTCATTCCCCTTTTCAGATCTCGCGAACCCCAAGGAACCACTCCCAATCCAAGAGATGTACCTGAATTACTACCCTCACCATAACCATCAGCGACTGTATCTTCTGTCTCAACTAAAGTTCTCGCCTGAACTGCCACCGGCTGATTGTTACCCACTGCCCATGTCACAGAAGAAATCAGATACTTTCTCTCGCCAAATATTCCAGCATTTTTGAATTTGACATTGAAACCCGGACGAAGAGTCTGCCCATTTTTTCTACCCACCTGAAAACTACATGTCGATCCCGCAAAAGAATCATCACTAGCCCGGAAAGAAACACTGTGCAAAAACCACGGATCATCTTCTGCGGTTGATTCAAGATCGCATTCGATTCCCGGCTGGCGGTCTATCAAAAATTCCATTGACGTAAAGAACAACATGCCGTAAGACTCAAAAACCACATATTCTAATTCGTTAGCCAATCGTGTTAGCACTACCCAAGTGCTTTCATCAATATTTTCCGACTGCTGACGAGTGATCGAATCTTTATTATCACTCGTCTGAATAAAATATTGCAGATCATGTTCATCTGCAACCTGCTTAGCAAATGTTGACGCCGAAATACCTGTCCAAGTTTTTTGTCCTTTTTCCCGCTTCAATTTCTGAACCGCTTGTGAACGACAAGTAACATTCACAGTGTCCTGTTGACTGGGATTACGAACCATTTCAACAGCAGCAATCTCATATGCATAACCGGCATACGAACAAGGACGACGAATCTGAAAATAGTTGTTCTTAAACATCTTGAAATTCGGATCATAAACATCAAGTGACAACTGCGTTGTCATATCCATCGTCAAATCACAAGACATACGGATGATCGACTCATTGATCTCTGTTTGACGATTAGAATCAGTATGAGAAATAAGAAAATTATCAACAATCTCCATGAGATTTAACCGTGATATCCTTTAGAAACAAGCGGCCCCCCATTCCAACGCGGATCGTCCGGAACCACATTCTCTCCATCAGCATTTAACAGTTTAGAAGTATCGCCAAAGAAATGACGGTCAGCAGGATCCACACTGCCCGCTTCCAAAGGAACACCGCCGGAAGCAGTCGTAACGCCGCCAGCGGGTGGAAGTCCACCCTGATCCTCAAAGCTCCCACCTTCTGGTCTTCCACCGGGGTTCGTACCAGCGGTAACTATTATTTTTGGCTCATGTGGAACAGCAGTCATGAAAACAATTTCTTGATTAATTGAAATAGATTCTTTGAGATTCATTTGAATCTTCGCTTGTGTTATCAAACCAGTTTTGGTGCGTTGTCGCGCCGTAACAGTTAAACCAGTTATCCTAACGTGGAACGGCAACGCTATTCCCCCGTGAGAGAAAGTCAAGTCTTTATCCTGTTCTGCCATTGCATACAGAGTCGCCAATTGATCCTCACAAGACACCAATCCGTGACTCTCCTTGTCGGCAATTACAGCAGTGAAAGCAACCGTGCGATTTTTTGGAAACTTTGATCGAAGCAACGGCTTACGACTGGGACGCATAACCTCAGAATATTCAAGAGCGTTTGCTCCATATTTGATATCTTTAGGTCCATACGGAAATTCAAACCTCAACACATTGTACTTTTCGTAATCGAAAGGCTCCCAAAAGTGCTTTCTATCCACATCCGCCTGATTGGGTATCTGTGACAATTTGACGGCACGATCCTGTTGAACTTCCTGAATCGCCAAGTCGCCGTTATGCTTCTCTATATAAAATTGTACGATTGTGGCGTATCTTGTCGGCCCCAGTTCCCTGATCTTCTCTTCTGTCTCAAGGTCGTGTCCTATATTGCCGGGTCTATGAGGCATCAGAGAATGTAACCTACGCCGAGGCCGCTGCCGTAAGTAACAGATCCTTCAAGTTGTTCATAGAGATCCATCTTTTCTTGGTCGCTCATCACTGAACGTTCAACGTTGTCGGCACCGGTCTTCACCTTTTCAGGTTCTACGGTATCCTCACCCAACGGTAACGCAGCACCCGCTAGAAGCGCTAGACGATGAGTTTCCAATGCTTCACTGTCCAAGTCCATAAGGTTCTTGTGTTTGACAATTGCTTCCGCTTCCACAGACCATAGTTTCTGATTAAAGATCGCCATCTGTTCTCCAGCATCCGACGCCTCAAACATGGCCTTCATGTCTGCATCAAACTCATCCCTATCCATCTCCTCGCCTTTACCGTAAAGAAGACCTGACATTTCAATCAAGTTCTGAGCATAAAAGTCAGTTTCTTTAAACTTTTCAAAGGTCATATCCACAAAGCCTTGACCAGTGCCACCCGGAGTTACGCCATAATTGGATTGAATTTGTGCTATAGCACTTTGGATGTCCCCCCCGAATCCGTACCTAGTAGCATTTGTACCCATATTAGCAATGACACGCCCAATCATTAAATTCTGCTCGGACGCAGTCAGATCCAATGCTGCGACTTCAGCCAACCCCGTCTTTAAGTATGCATCTAACAAGTCCATATCAATGTCGCCAGATTCCATACTAGTAAAGAGGGCATCCGTCGCGGCTTTAGACTCTAGCGCCAGCAGATTCGTGCGATGTTCTATATGCATCGGACTGCCCAAAAGCGTGTCATATGTCGCTCCGGCTATCAGCGAATCAATCTGTGCAGCCGAAGTGTGCTTGAACTTAATATTTTTTTGATAGATGTAATCGTCAATCGCCTGCCCACCCGCTTGCAGAGCAATACCCCAACGCCTAGCGTTGTCTTCAATCTCCAAAGCAGTTTCACCAGTTATCTCACCCAGCGTCGCAGTAGACTCACTTATTTTATTCAACATATCTGGAACTATCTCATAGATCAGTTTGATCCTTTGCCAATTCAACTCATCTACAAATGATTCCTTTGAAACACCCGCCTGCCTCGCCATATCCGTCAGTTTGAAGTCATCTGCAAGGAGTTCATCCAACTCTGTCATTCTGTCGTGAATATCTTTACGCGATCCCCGTTTCATGGCGTCTACGATGCTCCAAGAAAACACCTGAGCCAATTCTTCGCCTGCCTCCGCCAACCTCTCTTCGTTATCCCGCCCCCGCCATGAACCAAGAATACCGCCAGCGATGGTGCCAATGATTCCGCCAATAATCAGACCCGCCGCTGTACCAAC